CGACTTCAACTTCAGCTTCTTCCTCTTCGACTTCCGGGCTGGCCGGCTCGGGAGCTACTGTCTTCTGGCCATAGAAATCAGCAGCAAAATCGTCAAGGTCGACGTCTGTAGTGTCAACGGGAGTAGTTTGTTCAGTACTCATATAAGGTTTGATCGGTCCTTTTAACCGTTTGCGCTACCCTGTTGCGACTGGTTCTGGGGGCGGGCTGCACGTTGGGCCTCCAGAGTCGATTTCTTAATTTCATTGGCACGTTCACCGGCGTCTCGCTTAATGTCGAGTTCGTCCAGCTTCTCAGTGCTCTTGAGAATTTGTGCAATACCATCGTATTGTAGTCTTTGCGCGTCCACTTCGTTGTCGGAGAGGGCACGAATGCGTTGAGTCTCACCGTCATATTTGGCCTGCTCTAGCTTGCCCATGTCGATGCTTCTGTCTGCCTTCATCTCTTGATTCTCTGTCTGCAACTCAGCCATCTGCGCCTGCATCTGCTGTAGCTGCTCTGGAGTGACACCGACGCCGCCTTCATCACCTTCTTCAAGGAGTTGGGGTGGGATGGTTTTCTTGAGACGCTCGGCCAGTTTCTCTGCTCCGGGCCAATCCTGGGCTTTCGCTACCAGATCGCCTGCAACAGACATCAACTGTGGCCAGACTTGGATGGCGTCCATCATAGCCTGAGCCGCTTCGACTCTACGCGTAGTGTAGGAAGTACCAGTAGACAGGGCGACATCAAACATGCCGACTGACATGTCGATTGCGTCTGGGTCCATTGGATCGTTGACTCTCTGGAACTTGATGACTTCGTCTTCACCGATTGTACGGATCACACGAGTACCATCATAAATCTGAGGAATCAACTGATTGATAACATCGCCACCTTCTAGTACGGCTGCGCTTGCGTTATCGTAGAAAGTCAAGGAGGCGACATCGCCTTCTCTCTGGCGAGCCTGAATGGCTCTACCGGATGTTTCGTTGGAACGAATACCCATAGAGGCATCATGGATGCCAGTGACGTCCTTCATGTCCTGCTGATTTGTCGCGGCTTCATTGAGCAGCGAGGCCTCGACAGGAGGAGGAGGAATCAAGGTTGGCGGGGCTTCTGCACCGTCGTTGTACACGAGGAGAGGATCACGAGAGAGGTGGGCCTTACGGAACGCGTCTTCACGTCCTTCGACTGCACTCTCGGGTGCGATCCACTTAGCCTTAGGTGCATAACCCAACTGCTCGGCAGCGACCGAACGCCAGAAGTTCTTGAGACGGACTGCGTCCTTCATGAACCGCACCAGACCGTACCGTACACGGCGACCAGCGATGTTCACTACGCGGCCACTCATTCTAACGATAGGGAGTCTGTTCAGCTTGTACTCGTATGGACCAGACAGAACAGCAAACCCAGTAACTAGGTGCATCTGTGCGTAAGAACACCAAGTCAGGCGCGTCTTAACGGGCGGTCCGTTCTTCTCTACGACTTCTTCGATGTTGTCGTCGTCGACAATAAAGACTTTACCATTCTCGAACAACGCCATGATACGTTGACGCTCGATGAGACGCCAGTACTCAGTAACCTTGTAAGAGTCTTCATCTACCCAACCGTCTACGGTTAGGTCTAGCATGGCCGTGTCTGAGTCTAGTGCGTCAGTAGAGGCGTCGCCCCACTTAGCCTTGAACTCGTTCTTCGGGATGCGGTCGTCTACGAATACACGCTTGGCGTCCCGTCCCGTAGGGTCGACAGAGTACCTGTCCCACACAGTAGAGAGGGCGTCTTCGATTGGGCGGATGTAGATGTCTTGGTCGAATACGTCGTCACGAGCATACTCCACCGAGACACGGAATGCACCGTCACCACATTGGACTAGACTCTCAAACGAGCTATCATAGACCCTATCGGCACGGGATTGCATCTCGATGGAGCGGATCAGGTCGCCTCGAACCGAGGCAATATCGACATCCTCGTCATTCGACGGAACGACCTTAACGGCTCTACGACTTTCCCGCCAATCACCAACCAACTGGGCAGTGAACTGGGGGATACTATTAATAACTAGGCAAGGAAGACCCTTGCGCTCTTCGAGGACTCTCTTGTCCCATTGCTCGCCGGCAGAGAACTTCTTGTCGTCGATGGCTTGCTCACGGTTGATACGGTCGAACTCCAGATCAGACTGGTATTCTGTACGCATATCCTTGAGGAAAGCTTCTTGTGATTCAAATCCTTCAGGCTTGTACTTTGCATCGACACGACCCTCAATGGAGATGGTGTCTATGATGCTGCCTTCTTCTTTTTCCTCACGAAGCTTGATGTCTTCGATATCTTCCATTAAGCCATCCATCCTTGTGGGTTGTTACTGTAATGCGAATCTACTGACCACTCAGTGCCGTCTTGGGGCTTCTGATTTGACCCTTTGAAGAGCCGCTTACGACCTGCTATCTTCTCGAAGACCTCAGAAAGGCCCCAAACAAGAGCATCGACACGGTCAGGAGAACCATTGCTGGCACTACGGATGTTGTCGATAGAGAACTCGCACATCTGGTCTTCGAGCTTGTCGAACATTCCGACGTGGTGGATTCTACCTTGCTCATATAGAGCAGATATTGGTTCTGCTCGTATGACTTTTCCACGAGACGCATGGACGAGCTTAACTGGTACAGAGCGATCAACTGATCGAAGAACTGAGGACACCATTTCGCCTCCCTGATTCTTCTCAGCAACGATCTTGTCTGCCGACCATTTACGGTACATGTGGATTGCCTTCTTGGCCCATTCCTCAGGAGTTCCTCTGAGCGAGGCATCCTCTAGGATGTACCCTCTAGCATAACCATCCTTGTCGCGAGCCAATCCGACCACAACAATTCCGTTCTCGTCAGAACCCTCGTGCGAGGAGGCCGCCGGATCGACAGCAACCAGGACACGTTCGAGGTCTTCGGGCGCATCTTGAACGCGATTATCGTCGATGGACTCCCTTGTCCATAGTGCACCGGGGATATCGCCGAGAATTTCACCTTCAAGCTCCTGCCTACCTAGACGAGTGCCCTCGTATCTGTCATACATCTGCTCAACGGCAGAACGGGCCAGATTGGCGAGGTTATCTTTAGTCGAGCCACGGGTGATCCGGGTCGAGGTGTTGGCTGCAAGAGCCTTGATTACTTTCTTAGGTTGTGGGGTAGTAGTGATCAGGGCTTGGGGGTTGTCCCCGAGACGTAGACCAAAGACTACTTGATCCCACAGTGCCTCACCATAGCGGAACTTGGCGAGCTCGTCGACCCAAGCAAAGTGGTGCTGAGGACCACGAAGCTGGTCAGGCTCTGTCGCGTTATAAGTCCATGCCTTGGAGCCGTTAGGCCACGTCAGGCAGCGATTAGTAGGTGACCAAGAGGCTTCATCCAATGTAGGATCAACACTGAGGAGCCCGCTGTCACCTTTAATTATGACGTCGCGGGCATCTGCTGCTGTTTCAGCCACTAAGGCTATCCGACATCCGGGATTCTCGTGTGCTAGTTTCCTGACCCATTCGGCACCTGTACGGGTCTTGCCCCATCCACGTCCTGCAAGGATCAACCAGACGAACCAGTCGCTGCCTTCAGGCGGCTTCTGATCGGGTCGGGCCCAGAAGTCCCAGTCCCACTTAAGCTTCGCCTTTTCCACCGGAGACAGGGAATTTAATAACTTCTCCCTCTCCGCTTCGTCGAGCGAGGCGAGATAGCTGGCTGGTGAAATCTGCTGCATTCTTTTCTGCCTTTTGTTCCATCTCTATGGCACCACCATCGGGGCCAGAGATTTCCTGACGGTCACGATAAAGGCCGAGATGTTTCCCGAGAAGCTCTAGGCCTCGTAGGGCTGCGGTAGGGTTGTCTTCAGACTTCTCAACGATGTCTACTAACTTAGTCAGGACGTAGTCGGAGGTCAGTTCGAGACGTTCCGTCCGCTTGTCCTTCTTCTCGTCGATAACCTTCTTGACTAAGGGATGGCGGAGGAGCTCTGCACCCATCCTGTTTTGATTTCTTGTCTTGTAGCCTGCACGGAGTACGGCGGCTGAGGCGTTTAGATCGACTAGATACTCTTCGACGAAGAGGGCCATCTTGGAAGAGAGCTTAGAGCCTTTACCTTTTGTGGGCGGTTCTTGGCCGGGTTGTATGTAAGCCACGCTTCTCCTTTCCATGTTCAAGTCTGTACTTGTCTGTACTTGTCTGTACTTGTCTGTACTTGTCTATACCTTCTACCACTATTATAACATTATTTTGAGCAGAAGTCAAGACAATTCGACAAAAGACATGAAAATAAAGTTCTTGACTTTTGTTGTCTTTTCCATTATAATATCTCTTTATAGAGAGTATACCTAGAATATAAGATAAAGAGGATAAGATAAAGAGGATAAGATAAAGAGGATAAGATAAAGAGGATAAGATAAAGAGGATTAATACTAAGAAGATTAATACTAAGAAGATTAGTACTAAGAGAGTTCTCTAAGAGAATCTTACGCGAGGGCTTCAGAGTGGGGGGCCGACGGTAGGAGGCCTTCCTTCCTGTCAAGGATATAGTCCTAGTTCCTGATTCTAGGTATGCTGGAGCTCGAAGAACCTTCATTGGGCTAGTTGGGTAGGGAAGAAAGGATAGAGGCGCTGTAAGGGGCCTTAAGGAGCCTTAAGTAGCCTTAAGTAGCTTTAAGGAGCTTTAAGGAGCTTCTAGGCTGAAGGAGGCAATCTGAATTTTTTTATATAACAGATGAGGTGGGCTGACACGCTCTCTATACGCGCCCGCGTTCCACCCTCCCCCCCGTCGAAGAAGAACAAAAGGGGAACGTCTGTTCCAGAAACAGCCGAGGGGGTACAAAAGGAGAACATAACGAATACATACCATGAACATGGCTCAACTCACCGCTAATTCAGCACACTTCGTCGTATATCTCCAAGATATGCAGAGGAACAAACAGGGACTATAGGGGGAACATGGCATAGAGTGGCGGAACATAATGAGAACATCATCCGTAAACCATTGAAACTAAAGACATTTGACATATCAATCCGATGGGCCTAGTCTTCAATCATCGAAACGGCATACGGATTCTTTCTTAAGGGATTCCACCCGCTTCGAAATATGGCTTGACACGGCTTGTCCCACAATGGGACCGGACGGATTGTCAGACTGAAAGGACTCACTATGTCCACTAGGAACGAGCGCAAACGGCTTGCGAAAGCCCGAACCGCGCAAATTCGTGAAGCCCTAGCCTCTATTGAGGCGGCACAAGCCGTCATAGTGGCAGAAAGGGACCGGATTGAGACTTCCTTCCGGACCTATTGTCCCTATACTCTGGCCTCACCTAGCCGCAATTTGCGGGAGGTTGACGGAAGTAGTGTAGTAGCAACTAGAGTTTACCCTTCCGAAAAGGCGTTCGGCCCATTAAGAGGCAACGGCTATGGAGGTAAGGGTGAGTTAAGGCGGAAATACATATAATTTCCGCTTGACACGGCCTTAGGGTTGTGTAGAATACAGGAATTAGACGACACGGAGTGATCTGGATTGTCGGGCTAACGAATATCAACTGTATGCGATAAAACGCAAGGTGCATGGCCAAGCCAAGTAGGTGAGGTGCCAATGCCAGCCTTATGTAGACACTAGCAATGTCTTCGCGTCTCGTATGACAGTATCAACAGATAGGGGAAGTGTGCTCTGTATGGCGCAAGCTGGCAACACACTCCTATAGTAGGTATACAACAGGCTTAGCAAGCGTGTCATATACCGTCAACTGGACTAGTCCCATGTGCAGTGGTTTTGACGCTGTCGGCATAGGAGAAAAGCGGGGTAACTGTTGCTCTAACCGACAATGCTTCCTAGCGGGGATAAGTAAGACCTTATCGAATCGATGCTAGGAAATACGATAGGCCGGACCCTTCCCCGAAAAAAACCTAGCAAGCGGTCCACGTTGGACCCTTGCTATGGATAAGACCACGGGATAACCGGAGATAGTCTATGTCCCGAGTATCCACTAACAGAACTTCGCACCAAACATTAAATATGAATATGCCGCTTCATAGAAAGCCTGCGGCTATTGCGGTTCCGTCTGAAGTCAAGGCGATCAGGGCGGCAATAGCGGCATTGAATAGAGCCGAGAATTCCGAATCCGAGAAAAACCTCCTCTTCCATGTCACAGAGGCATTCAAGCTTTGTCGTAACGTGACGCGTTCACGCATCCTCTAAAATCTGCCAGCGTGGCGGATTCCCCGTGGTCTTATCCCTAGCAAGTCGCTAGGCCATAGAAAAATGGAAAACCTTAAAAACTGAAGGAAAACCTAATGACTACTCTTAAACAAATCGACGGTGCAATCGCTAAGTTTGCTACTTCTGCTGCCGCTCTTAATCAGCAATGCCATACCGTAGCCATGATGATCTTTCGTCATGCCGCCCCTAAATTGGCTGGCTCTGATTGCGAAGGCACCGGAGATTGCACACGTGCCGTGAAATTGGTTCGTGCAATGCCAGCATCATTCCGTCGGACAATGATGATCGACTGGTTCGCCAAGAATTCGCCTATCCGTATCAAGTTAGGCGATTCTGGCGATAAGTGTCAGTATGACCCCAAGTATTCCAAGCTGACAGCCGAAGAAAAGCTGAACTGCTGGAACTTGGAGAATGCAAACTCCGAACGCTTCTATGACCTTGCCGACAAGACGCCAGAAGAGAAAATCTTCAATCTTGCGGCAATGATCAAGTTCGTCGAGGGGCTTGGCAAGCGTATCGAAAAGTCGATCGAGAAGGGCGAAATCCCTTCCGACGACATGGAAACCGCGCTGGCTTTGGACGCTAAGTTGAAGGCATTGAGGGTCACTCCAATCAAGCCCAAGAATCCGACGCCAATCACTACCTTTGACGACCTCGAAGAAGGCGCTGTCGAGCTGAAAGCGGCGTAACCTAACGACCTAGGCAAGTCGGTAAACTGCCCCTATTCAAGACCCCTAATCGGAGATTCTCATGTCGTACAGGAACTTTACAATGCTTGTCGGGCTTTCACTAACCACGGCCCTTGTTGCGTCTGTATCAGCGACCCCGATAACCCTTACCAACAAGAATCCTCCTAGCAGGACGTGGACAGATATGGGATTCGTCCCTAACAGTCACCGACTTATTGGCTTGGGCTGTGGTGAAGAACGTCTGACTTATACTGCCGTAGAGGAAGATCACTTCCCTGCACCTTGCTATGCCATTGGAACAATGGAGGAATTATGTCCTACAGCCAGTGGTGACTATCCGCCCGACATGATTGATTGTGTCCTCTACTTATGGGACGGATGGTGACGACGGAGACATCTTACTCGAACACGGAGTAGAGCCATGCAACCTAAACATACAGACTTCGCTCGTCTGACTCCACCAGATACGAATAACTTCTTCATGGGGTTGGTGACTGGCGTCGGTCTATCTGGAATCTTCTATCTCATTATTCGTGGAGTATTTCAATGAACATGACCACCCTACCCGAAGAAGCCATCGAAAAAGCGGGCGCGATAATT